AGCGTTCTTGATAGCCGAATACTTCGTCGTCGGCTGATGTTCCTTGAGCCATGATTTCTTTGTTTAGGACTGCTTGTTCGCCAAGATGTGACAGGGCGGGCCAGTAGAAGTCGAAGCGTGTACGTCGAGAGAACATTCTAGGGATGCCCTGTTGATAAGTTAAATCTGCCCGGACATTGATAAGTCCGAGTAAGATTGTGTGTTCGGTGAATGATTTTGTAAACCCGACGTGAGGAATCGAGATTGTTCCGAATGCCGAGAGTGAACCTTGCGGCCGGTCGGGTGTTGATACGTCAGCATTTGTGACGGTTGAGGGTACGGGCATGAATTGAACGGGTGTTGAGTTCCCGCCGATATATTCAGGCCGTTGCAGACGTGCGTCTGGTGATACTACGCCGAAGTGTGAGCGGAGTATTTCGGTATAACGAGTACCGCCGCGAGCGTCGCGTTCGTAAAGTTTTTGAAGTTGGAACGCTTGGCGTAGTGAGTTGATTGTTGCCGATGTAGCGTCGGCAAGATTTGCATAGATTGCAGGGAAATTTCCGTTTGGGGTGCTTTCGCCTTTGACGAACCAGTATTCGTCGGCTGACCCTTGCGCGATTGTCTGGCGCGGATTGTAGATCGTGGAAGCCACGCCGCCAGTTTCATAGACGGAAATGTTTGTAGCGGAGAAGTTTTGATTTCCTTTTCCGATACCTTCGACGGGTGCGTAGTCTCCGAGCGGTAATTCTACGCCGGGGCCTTTTTGCGGCCACGGGAGACATGAGGTAAAGTAATCGTGACGTTTTCCACGTCGAACGAGGACGAAGTCCGAGTATGTATCGGGGCCGTTCCCAAGGGGTACGTTTTTTCTGTCTTGAAGGTTTTCGTCACGAAACCATTCATTAAAGACGAGATTGTACGCTCTAAAGAATGAGGAGCGTACGTTTAGACCGGCTATGCCGATCGGTAAGCCGAGGTAGTCGGCTAGTGAGTTTTGGAGGAATCCTCCAACCGGAGATTGCAAAATTGGAGTCATGTAGTCAGTTGTGTCGTCTGGGTCTGGCTGTTCGCCATTCATGTTTACAAAGTATAACCAGACTAGACGTTCTGGAATTGCGAAGAAGAATACATCGGCCCGAAGGTTGTCGATGATTGGGAAGATCGGCGTTGCGATACGCGCGAAGAGTGTCGCGTCCATGTTAAATGTGTCGCCGGGTAGAGCTTCGTCCACATAGAAGGGTACGAGATAACCGGCATTAAATGTTTGTTTTCTGCCGCATGATCGCTTGAAAGCGGAGCGAGGTATATTCGCTTGGGGTACGTTACTGAACGAATGTTGCATATGTGATTTTGATTTTTGCATTGATTTCTCCGGGTTTTTTTTTGAGTGACTTTTTGTGTTTGGTGTCACTCAGACCATATATGAACAAGTTAATATATATGGTCTGAGGTTTTCACCGTTATTTTGACGGCTGGGCCGGTTGACCAGCCGGTTGTCCAGCCGGTGGATTTTTTGGTGGTTCAGGGTTGCGGTTTTCAGGTGTTGCTGGAGCCGCGACCCGTTTAGCGGACGGTGGTAAGAGTCCGAGATCGACTGCTTCGTCGATATTTTTTTCATCCGCGAGGAAGTCTAACGCGGCTTGAGGTGAATTATTGAATTTTTCCCGTACTTTAGACGGGAGTGTTTGAAATTGTTGGTCAATTTCGATAAGTTTTGTGGACATTGTGTGGTAGTCCACGGTATCCGTAAAGTCTCCAAAGTAGCCTTTACGTTGGTCGAGGGGATTTCCAAGAATCCCCGTTTTATAATAGCGTTTCATGATGTTGTTTATGTCAGCTTCGGCTTTGAACGATTGTTTGGTGCGTGATAATGATTCCGGGCGATCAGGAATCCCGAACGTGATTCTCGGCTTGTTTTTCATTTGAGTTGTATTGAGCATGAGCGCATCCTTTATCGTTTTTTGTTTTAGTTTTTTTTGTCGTTTGTGGATTGCGGTGGTTTATTTTTATATTCTGAAGCATTGCCGATGAGTTGTGCGGGTATAAGTTGATCGATTAGCCCGGAGTTGTCGTCGAAAGTGCCGAGTTTGTAAAGTTTGAAGTCCGAAGGGTACATAAAGATTGTTGTTTCAGGTGTGTTGACGAGATCAGTAAATGATCGAATTGCAAGTCCGACGGTTGGAAGATAGAACGGTGGTTTGTAGCATTCTGCTTTTTCGTCGTAGATTGCGAAGATTTGTTGTTTCATTGGTCGGTGTTCCTTTCTAGTTTGGTGGCGTCTAACGCCACTACTTGCCGCGAAGGCGGCAAGTCAGGTTTACAGTCTCCGTGGTTGGAGCTGTGCGAGTTTAATTTTTTCTTTCGTTTGATTAGGGGTACTAGGAGATTGAGGATTGTTAGGATTTTGATGAAAATGTTCATAAAGTTCTTTTTCGAAAAGACGTTTTTGTCGTCGTGAATATTTTCTACCTAGAGCAACGCGTTCTGATTTAATGGATTCTAGAACGGGATAATTTGTTTTGTCAAGATAATTGTCATAAAATTTTGGAACCTTTGCTTTTTGTCCGTTTGGTGTTACTACGAAATCGTCGGGGTATACGTCTTTGTGGAATTTTTCTATCCACCCCGTTCCGATTCCGGGTTTACGAGACATGATAGCGAATTCAGGTTTTTTTCCGTTGTAGTGTTCTCTGGCCTTTGGGCCAGAAATTTTTTTTAAAGTATATTTAGCCACGTATTGCGCTGACGCGAGTGTGACTTCTCCGACAGACGTGTGTCCTTTTTGCCAGAGATCGTTGAGCATTTGAGAGTTGTAGAGAGTTGAGTTTTGGTTTTGCGTGACGATTGTTTTATCGGGGAAGTCGCAGTTAAAGAGTATTGCGTGGTAGTGAGGGCGATGTGTTTGCTCGCCGTATTCCGCTCCCATAAAGAAGCGGATTTTTTCTTGATTGAAGTGTTTGCGTAGGCGTTTCATGAAGAGTTGGTAGTCCTTAACGTTAAGACTAGACGGACAGTTTTCGTCGTCATAAGTAAGCGTAACGAAAACGTTTGTATCCCAAAGAGACGCTTCATGAGTGATACGAATAGCCCATTGCCTAGATTTTTCGAGTCTGCAACCAATGCAGACCCCGCAGGGGATTTCACGCGGCGAATCGGTATATCCTTTCTTTTGCGAAAAGACGATTGTGTGTTTGCCTTTTTCAGTGAGGTCAACACTTTTCCATCCAGATATAGGACGATAGCAAGGCATTTAGTTAAAGATCAGTTAAATGTTATTAAAGACGATATCCGCCGCGCATAGGTTTGCCGCGGGTGTTTTCGGAACGAGTGTTTGATGCCGTTTTTCCGAAGGTTCTACGTCTTTTTTTTGCTGATTCTTTTTTACGGTACATGTTTTTTTCCTTTCGTTAAAAGCCCATTTTTCCTTTGTTGAGATTGATGTCGGGCATTCCACGGACTGCCCCGACTCCGTCGCGTACTGCGCCGGTTACTTGGCCGATAGCTTCTGCAACTTGACGTGCAGAGTATGTCATACGGCCGAGTTTTGATTGGTAGAACTCACGTTCTAGATCGGCTTTTGTCATGCCGATCATTTTGAGATTTTTTTCGGCTTCTGTTAAGCCGGTTTGTTCAAGTTTTAAAACAGCATCCGCAGAATTTGCGTTCTGTTTTGTTTGTTCAGTTTTTACCTGTTCTTTGTTGAGTTTAGTTTCGAGAGCCAGTCTTGCCGCAGATGCGACGCGATTTCCTGCGTCTCCTTGTTCGTTGAGCATTTGTGCGGTTTGGCCGCCGGGAGTAGAAGCCCCGGAGCCACCAGTAGCACTAAGAACAGGATTAAGACCAGCGTTACGTAAATCGGCGACTTCGCGGGTATGAGCGGTATTAGACATACGCTCTTGGAAGGCCATTTGTTCTCTTGCGAGTTGTTTATTGGCTTTGTTTGCATTGTGTTGTCCCCACATTTGAAAGCCGCCGCCGATGAGTTCAGATAATACGCCGCCGCCGGCGGCTACTGTTGCTGGATCCATGGTTTAGGCTCCTTTTGTTGAAATTATAAGGCAGAGTAGCCAAACTAGGATGACAAGCATTCCTAGATCGGCTAATTTGCCTACTTTTATAGAGCAACGTTTGATGATTTTTGCTGGGGGCTTCATAGATAGCCTTTTTTTATTTTCGGGCCATTGGGGGGGCATTAAGAGCGATTTTGAATACGCCGCCCCCCTTAGCCATTTTTTAGAAGTGATCAATTAAGCCAGGAACGCTGTAGACCGGCATCGGTCTGGTGCATTTTAGACTCATAAACGCGTCCATGATGAAATGCGGTTCATCTGTGACAGCGATTACGCGTTCCATGGGTGGTTGTTCGACTATGAAGTCGGAGTTAAGTTCTGGAAGTGTGGCGAAGTCCTGTGCTAAGTGCCAAGCGTCAAGGCTTCCAGTTGCGTTTGAGCGGAGTGTTCCGCAGATTTCGCTGGGTTTATAGCGGTATTCCGCCCAGCGTTCTTGATAGCCGAATACTTCGTCGTCGGCTGATGTTCCTTGAGCCATGATTTCTTTGTTTAGGACTGCTTGTTCGCCAAGATGTGACAGGGCGGGCCAGTAGAAGTCGAAGCGTGTACGTCGAGAGAACATTCTAGGGATGCCCTGTTGATAAGTTAGATCTGCCCGGACGTTGATAAGTCCGAGTAGGATTGTGTGTTCAGTGAATGATTTTGTAAACCCGACGTGAGGAACAGAAATTGTTCCGAATGCCGAGAGTGAACCTTGCGGACGGTCGGGTGTTGATACGTCAGCATTTGTGACGGTTGAGGGTACGGGCATGAATTGGACGGGTGTTGAGTTCCCGCCGATATATTCAGGCCGTTGCAGACGTGCGTCTGGTGATACTACGCCAAAGTGCGAGCGGAGAATTTCGGTGTAACGAGTACCGCCGCGAGCGTCGCGTTCATAGAGTTTTTGAAGTTGGAACGCTTGGCGTAGAGAGTTGATTGTTGCCGATGTAGCATCGGCGAGATTTGCATAGATTGCTGGGAAGTTTCCGTTTGCGGTGCTTTCGCCTTTGACGAACCAATATTCGTCGGCTGAACCTTGCGCGATTGTCATGCGCGGGTTGTAAATTGTTGAAGCGACGCCGCCAGTTTCATAGACGGAAACGTTTGTAGCGGAGAAGTTTTGATTTCCTTTTCCGATACCTTCGACGGGTGCGTAGTCTCCGAGCGGTAATTCTACGCCGGGGCCTTTTTGAGGCCACGGGAGACATGAGGTGAAGTAGTCGTGACGTTTTCCACGTCGAACGAGGACGAAGTCCGAGTATGTATCGGGGCCGTTCCCGAGGGGTACGTTTTTTCTGTCTTGAAGGTTTTCATCACGAAACCATTCGTTAAAGACAAGATTGTACGCTCTAAAGAATGAGGAGCGTACGGACAATCCGGCTATGCCGATTGGTAAGCCGAGATAATCGGCTAGTGAGTTTTGGAGAAAGCCCCCTACGGGGGATTGTAAAATTGGAGTCATGTAGTCCGTTGTGTCGTCTGGGTCTGGCTGTTCGCCGTTCATGTTTACGAAGTATAACCAGACTAGACGTTCTGGGATAGCGAAGAAGAATACATCGGCCCGTAGGTTGTCGATGATTGGGAAGATCGGCGTTGCGATACGTGCGAAGAGTGTGGCGTCCATGTTAAATGTATCGCCTGGTAGTGCTTCGTCCACGTAGAAGGGTACGAGATAACCTGCATTGAAGGTTTGTTTTCTGCCGCATGAGCGTTTGAAAGCGGAGCGAGGAATATTCGCTTGGGGTACGTTGCTGAACGAGTGTTGCATATGTGACTTTGATTTTTGCATTTTTTCTCCGGTTTTTTTTTGAGTGACTTTTTGTGTTTGGTGTCACTCAGACCATATATGAACAAGTTAATATATATGGTCTGAGGTTTT